CTACCCGGCCGAGACGGTGCACGCGCTCAAGCGCATGGTCGCGACGCACTACACGGCGCCGCACCGCTTCGTCTGCGTCACCGACGATCCGCGCGGCCTCGACGGCATCGAGACGCACCCGATCTGGCAGGACGCGCTCCACATCCCGCCGCCCGAGGGCAAGAACTGGCCGAGCTGTTACGTGCGCTTACGTGCCTTTTCGGCCGAGGCCCGGCACTGGTTCGGCGACCGCTACGTCTCGCTCGACCTCGATACGGTCATCTGCGGCGACCTGACGCCGCTCTTCGAGCGCTCCGAAGACTTCGTGATCTGGAACGAAACCGATTGGCCGAAGACCCAGCACTACAACGCGAGTCTGTGGCTGCACACGCCGGGCACGCGGTCAGAGATTTGGGACACGTTCGACCCGGCCACGTCGCCGAAAGCGGCCTTCGACGCCGGCGGGCGCGGCGGCGATCAAGCGTGGATCTCGCACGTCCTCGGCCCGGGGCAACCCGTCTTCACGCCCGAGGACGGCGTGCTCTCGTTCCGCCGGCACTTCGAGGTCACCGGCCACCGCCGCAAGCTCCCGCCGGGCGCGCGCGTCGTGAACTTTCACGGCGTCTACGACCCGTGGGGCCGGCACGCGCAGGAGCTGCCGTGGGTGCGTGAGCACTACGGCGGCACGAAGTCCTGGAGTCGGGCGCGATGAGATACCGCCGCCACCGCGAATCGGCCGCCGCCGGCGCCCGCGACAAGTGGGTCACCATTCAGGCGCTCACCGAAGGCGAGAGCGACTCGGGGTTCCCCACCGAGGACGAATGGACCGATCTGGCCACCGTCGCGATGGCGCGCGAGGACCTCGAGGCCGTCGAGCGCGCCCGCACCGAGCAGGACCTCGCGCTCACCACGACGAGCTGGCAGATGGCGTACCGCGCCGACATGGATCCCGAGCGCGTCGACGTCCCGAAGCTCAGGCGGCTCGCCTACCTCGGCCGGCACTACGACATTCTCGCGGCCTCGCCGGTCGGCCGCCACCGCGTCCTGGAACTCCTGACCGAAGTGCACAGCCAGGTGGAGGCGGCGCCATGACGGTGAAGATGTCCCTCACCGGCGGCCCCGAGCTCGCGCGGGCGCTCAACGCCGTCGCGCTCACGGTCCGCCGCCGCGCCCTGCACGAGGCGCTCCGGGTCGCGGCCGAACCCATGCGGCAGCGCATGAGCGACCTCGCCCCGCGTCGGCCGCCGCACCCGGACCTCGCCGACCACATCATTACGAGTCCGGCAGTGAAGATCGGCCGGACCGAAGGCGGGCGCGGGCGCAAGCGCACGGACACCGAAGCGGCGATCGCGGTCGGGCCGCGGCAGGACTTCTTCTACGGGATCTTCCTCGAATACGGCACGGTCAAGATGTCGGCGCAGCCGTTCATGCGGCCGGCGTTCGACAGCACCCGCGACGAGGCGCTCACGATCTTGAAAGACGAACTCTGGGCGCTGATGGAAAAATTCCCGGCGCAGACGAATGTGCCCGAGGCCGGCGCATGACGCTCTGCGAGGCGCTCCGCGATCGGCTGGTCACGCTGCCGGCGGTGACGGCGATCGCCGGCACGCGCATCTATACGCTCAAGTTCCCGCAATCGGTCACCGCGCCGGCGCTGCGGCTCCAGGAGATCGATCGCGTCGCGGCGATGCAGCTCCGCGGCGATGACCATCTGCGGCGATCGCGCGTGCAGATCGACGCCATCGAATCCGAGACGCACGGCCCCGATCCGTACGACACCGTGCACCAACTCGCCGCCGCCGTGCGCGGGGACCTGACGACCGGCACGCCGTCCGGGCTGGTCGGGTTCACGGGCGATCTGTCGGGCCTGGCCGTGCGCGCCATTCTCGCCGACGACCTGCGCGAATCCTACGACGCCGAGACCCGGATGCTCCGGGTCGAGGTCGATGTCTTGGTCTGGTTCCACGTGTAACAGGAGACGATCTCATGGCTGATGTCACCGATACCTATTATGCCGGCGAGGCCATCAATGGCTATGGCGCGCAGCTCCTGGTCGGCCAGGGCGGCACGTCCCCGGAAGACTACGTCGCCGTCGCCGACGTGGACACGATCACGCCCGGCGACATGTCGACCAACGTGATCGACAAGACGCATCTGCGATCGCCCGACGCGCACCGCGAGAAGATGGCGGGCCTGCGCGACAGCGGTCCGTTTGCCATCTCGGGCAACTGGCGCCCGCGGCACGGCTCGCAGAGCAACGCCGGCGGCGACGGCTTCACCAACGGCGGGCTGATCGGGATGTGGCGCGCGCGCACGGAAGCCAACTTCAAGATCGTCCTCAACGACGGATCGCCGGGCCTCGAGATGCCGTTTCGCGGCGTCGTCACCAAGTTCCAGCCGGGCGAGATCGGCGTCGACAGCAAGATCCCGTTCAGCGCGGAGATCACGCCGCTCCGGGACTTCTCCGCGGACTTGCCGTAATGGCGAACTTCATCCGCGGCGAGTTGGCCGTCGAGTCGAACGGCCAAACCTACACGCTCGTGCTGACGACCAACGCGCTCGTGGAACTGCAGGACGTGTTGAGCACGCCCGAGAAGCGGGTCACGCTGACGCAGGTGCTCGGGCGCGTCGGCCAAAACGACGTCGAGGCCTTTCGCGCGTTCGTGTGGGCCGCGACGCGCCGGCATCATCCGACGCTGACGCTCAAGGATGCGGGCGATCTGATCGACGGGGCGGGCGGCATTGCCGGGTTCGCGCGTCAGATCGAGGCCCTCGCGGCGTCGATGCGGCCCGATCCGGACGACGCCGCGACGGCCGGGAAGACGGACGACGCCGGCCGCCCTATCGACGCTCAGACGACTCCGAGTGGGATTGGCCGACGCTCTATCGCCAATCGCGCCAGATCGGCCTGAGCCGCGACGAGTTCTGGACGTCGACGATCCGCGAACTGTTCCGCGAGTTCGCGGTCTTCAACGCGCGGCGGCGCGATGAGGCGAATCGTGACGTGCGCCTGGCCTGGCACATCGTGGCGATCTGGGCGCAGACGCGATCCAAAAAACGGCTGCCACCGCTCGCCTCGCTCCTGGTCGGCGAGGACCGCGCGCCGAGTCCGAAGGAGAAGGTCGCGAAGATGCGCGGAGCCCTCGACATTCTCAGCGCCCAGTACGGGATTCCGCTGCGGCCGGTGACGCCGCAGAACGGCGGGCCGCGTGGCTAACAGCGCCACGGTCGGCATTCTGCGCGCGCTGCTGGTGGCCGATACGGCCGACTTCGAGCAGAAGCTGGGCGCCGCCACCAAGGAAGTCGGCAAGCTCGAGACGGCGCTCCAGGACGCCGGCGGCAAGACCGTCGGCGCGCTGGCGCCGGCCGGCGGGGCGCTCGACCAGGCGGCGGGCGCGGCCACCAATTTCACGAAGCAGCTCCTCGGCCTCGAGACGGCCGCCGGCGCGGTGGCGACCGAGACGGCGGCGGTGACGGCCGAGGCCTCGACGATGGCCGGCGTGGTCGAGGCGTTCGTCGGGGGGCTCGTCGGGCCGGAACTCGGCGCGATCGCGGCCGGGTTTGCCGGGCTGGTGCTGCCGATCACGGCGGCCGCGGCGGCGCTCGGGGCGTGGGTCGCCTGGATCTACCAGTGGACCGATCTCGGGCCGGCCGTCGAGCGGCTCTGGGGCGACCTCACCTACCAAGTTGACTCCTTCTGGACCACGATTCAGGACGCGCACACCGCGCTGGGGGAGTTCACCACCACATTTCAGGGCCTGATCCCGGGCCTCGAGACGACCAAGCTGGCCCTCGGGGGCCTCCAACTCGCCTTCGATGCGTTCTTCGCCATCGAGATCGCGAAAGTCGCGGCCCTCACCAATGCGCTGGCCGTGTTGAGCGGCATGATGGGTGAGACGGTCATCCCGGAGCCGTGGATCACCGTAGGCGGCGAGAGCGACGACCCGCTGGCCGGCCTGCACCTGCCGGCGGATTACGTCAAGCGCGTCGAGCGGGAACTCACCGAGGAGACACGCAAGCAAGCGCGGGAACGGGACGCGATCCGGCGCAAGGAAGCCGCCGCCTATGCGGCGCTCGTCCGCGGCGCGATGGCGCTCAGTACCAAACAGCTCGAGGAGGACCAAAAGCGCCTGACGCGGGAAGTCGAGAAGGCGAACCAGGCCTTTGGCGGCCTGAGCGAGGAGGGGATCAAACAGGTCATCGCGCGATCGAGTGAGTACTTGGCGGCCGGCCTCAAGCTCACGCCGGCGATCCAGAACGTCCGCTACGCGCATCTCGACCTGTTGGCCGCGCTGATCCCGGTCACGGATAACACGAAGTTTCTGCTCGACCACACCCAGAGCGCCCTGCCCGCCTTCCGGGCCTATGGCGACGCGGTCAGCGGCCTCAGCGCGAAATACCAGCACTTCGACAACATCCTCGGCGATGCCGACAACGGCATGAAGCGGATCTTCGCCCTCCTCAACAAGACGGGCACCGGGCCGCTTCCCGCGATCGGGAACTTGCTAGAGGACTCGCTCACCGCCGGGGCGATGCGCTTCGTGCAGGGGTTGCCGCAACTCCTCGCGGCGGCCACCACGGGCGGCGGGCGCGGGATGGGCCAGGCGCTCGGGGCGATGCTCGGCGAGGGGATCAGCGGGGCGATGAGCGCGGCCATCAAGGACGCGCTGAAGGATACGAGCGCGCTCAACCAGGCCGGGGCGGCGATGGCGGCCCCGATCATCATCTCGGGCTTCACCGCCACGCTCCAATCGATTGTGGAAGGGCACCAGGCGGCGAAGAACTTTCAGGTCAACCTCCACAAGATGACGGAGGAGATGCACGCCGACCTGGTGGGGCCGGGGAGCCCGTATGAGGATTTCCAGGCGCTCGAGGCGGCGGCCAACGAGCTCGGCCTGACGTTCGAGGATGTCTGGAACCCGGATGGCGTGAACACCTTCGGGTACCACTTGCAGGAGCGCATCGACGAGTTCAAGGAACTCGAGCGTGCCGCGGAGGCGTGGAGAAAGAAAGTCACGGGCGCGATCGATGCGCTCGGCGCCGCCTTGCACGACTTTGGCGGCACGGTGCCCAAGTCGCTGCGGCCGATGATCGAGACGCTGCTCGAGTCCAAGGATCTCACCGGCGACATGCGCGAGGCGCTCGAAGGCATGGCGCGCGATCCCACCTGGCAGACGATCGCCGCGCGCGCCGAGGCGCTCGGGATCGAGTTGGCGGACTTGGGGCCGAAGTTCCAATCCGCGCGCCTCCATGACATCGCATTCGGCTTTTTGCACGACCTCCAGGGCTTCGAGGACTGGGGCGTCAACATGGACGGCGCCCTGCGCGGGATGGCGGATGAGCTCTCCACCCTCTACCAGGAGGCGAAGCAGAGCGGGGTCGCGCTCCCGGAGACGCTGCGGCCGTACATGCAGCGGCTCATCGATCTCGGGCTGCTGGTGGACGACACCGGGCAGAAGATCGGCAGCCTGGACGGCATCACGTTCGAGGACATGGAGGACACCGCGCTCGGCCAGATCAAGACGATCCTGGAGGAGATCGCGCAACTCCTGCGCGACGGGCTCCCGCGCGCGGCAGAAACCGGCGCGGCAGACGTGGCCCGGGCCTTCAGTCGCAATCCGATCGTGATTCCGATTGTGTGGGGTTCGCCGGGCGCACCGCCGAGCCAAGCGGTGCCGCGCGTGCCGGCGCCGACGGCACCGACGCTGCCCGGGCCGGTCGTCCCGCGGATCGGCGACAGCGGGGGGCCGCAGGGCGAGTACGTCGACTACGGCGCGACGGCGCCGGACCTCGCAGGCGACGGCGACAGCGCGACGCCGATTAACATCACGGTCGTGTCGACGCTCGACGGGCGCGAGGTCGCCCGCAATCAGGTGAAGTACATCCCGCGGGCGTTACAACTCGCCGGGATCTAGAGATGGGATACGTAGATGGCCCTCTTGTTCGTCGATTCGTTTGACCACTACGCCACCGCGGATCTGCTGGGCAAGTACACCACGTCGGGATCGGCGGGCGGCGGCGCGGCGCCCGCGATCGCGTCGGGCGGCCGCCGCAGCTCGGGCAGTTTGCGGCTCGCCTGGGGCAGCGGTACGAACCCGACGACGTACGTGTCGAAAGTCCTCCCCGCGAGCGGCGCGACGTGCGTCGTGGGGGTCTCGTTGCGGATGACGGCGGGCTGGGTCAACCCGTCGTACGGGATGCAACTCGTGTCCGTGCGGGAAGGCAACGAAGCGCAAGCGTCGCTCAAACTCAATTCCAACGGCACGATCTCCGTGATGCGGAGCCACACCACGAACATCGGCACGACCACGAACGCGATTACGTCGGGGGCGCACTCGTTCATCGAATGGCGGCTCGTCGTGGGCACGGGCACGGCGGGGAGCGCCCAGGTCCGAATCAACGGGGTCCTCGGGCTCACGCTCACCGGCGTCAACACGCAAGGCTCGGCCAATCCCAATTGGACCGGGATCTCCCTCGGCGTGCACGATAACGGCGTCGCGGTGATCACGACGATCAACGAGACCCTCGACCTCGACGATCTGTACGTGCTCGACGGCACGGGCGGCGCCCCGTGGAATGATTTCCTGGGCGACTGCCGCGTCGACGTCCGCGTGCCGACGGGGGCCGGCGCGACCACGGGATGGACGCCCAGCGCGGGCACGAATTGGGGGGCGGTCGACGACGCCGCCCCGAACGGCGACACCGATTACACGAGCGCCCTCGCGGTCCTCACCGATACGTTTGTCACCCAGGATGCGCCCGCGGCGGGGGCGGCGATTCTCGGCGTGCAGCACTGTCTCACCGCGAAGAAAACCGACGCGGGCACGGTGACGATCGCGCCCGTGGTGCGGCATGGCGGCGCGGATTTCGTCGGCGCCGACCTCACGCCGTC